AAACCGAGTCCTTTCGAGGGTTGCTCACAAACAACATTCATAAATAACGAAAGGAGAGATGGTAATGTCAACACAAATTACCACTTCCTTTGTAGAACAATATAAAGCAAATATTCTTATGCTTGCACAGCAAAAAGGTTCGCGCCTTAGAGCTTCAGTTAAGAATGAAAGTGTAGTTGGTAAAAATGCTTTTATTGAACGCATTGGAAGCACCGCAGCAGTAGATGCTGCATCTCGCCATGACGATACACCTCGTATCGATACCCCACACTCACGCAGACGTTTAAGTTTAACGACTTCACGTTGGGCAGACCTTATTGACAACGCGGATAAAGTTAGAATGCTTACATCCCCGGAATCAGAGTATGCCATGAATGCCGTGTGGGCCCTCGGGCGTAGAATGGATGATCATATTGTTACTGCTGCCTCTGGTAATGCACAAGCCGGAGTTGCAGGTGCGACAGCAGTCGCTTTACCTGCTGCACAAAAAGTTGCAGTAAATGATCATACATACGCTAGTACGTCAGGCGATGTTGGTCTTTCTTTATCAAAACTTTTACTTGCAAAAGAAAAGTTAGATCAAAGTGAGATTGACCCCGAAGCACCACGCTTTTGCGTGGTAAACGCGAAGCAAATGAGTGAGTTGCTCGCATTAACCGAAGTACAATCTTCAGATTTTAATACTGTGAAGGCACTTGTTCAAGGACAAGTGGACACATTTTTAGGCTTCACTTTTATTAGATCAGAAAGGATTGCTACTGATTCAAGCAGCGATGACTTAGTTCTCTGCTATTCTGCACCAAGCATTTGCTTGGGTGTTGGCGAAGATATTCGTGTAAGAATTTCTGAAAGGGATGATAAAAATTATTCCGTACAGGTTTTTACACAGATGGATATTGGAGCAACCAGAGTAGAAGATGAAGGTGTAGTCGAAATCGCTTGTGATCCATAAACAGAGGAGGGATAAATTATGGCCGTAACAACGCAAAAATCAGCCGAAGTTACTAACATCACAGCAAGTCCTCCAACTATGTTGGACACAACATCTTTGCATGGAAGATTGCGCGTAGCGTATTTCAAACATACACAAGATGGCGCAGGTGATGCAAACTCAACTGCTGACCTTGTAAAACTTCCTGCCGGAAAAGGACGTATTTTAATTCGTTCTTCATGGCTTGCAGGTAGTGCATTTGGTTCTTCAAGAACATTAGATATAGGCTATGTAGCACACACAGATAATAGTGGTGATGCCGTAGCTGTTGATATTGATGCACTTCTTGATAACCTAGATATTTCTAGTGCAACTGGAGCTATGCTAGGTGTAGGAACTGGAGCAGCAGATACTTATCTTTATGACAGTAATGCAGCATTAACTATTCAAGCAAAATGCCTAAATGGAACTTTTCCAGATTCAGCAACACTTGAAGGTTATATAGTGTATGTACTTGATTAAAGTTTAACCACAATTAGGGGGTACTGAAATGTACTCCCTTTTTTTAAAACATTTTTTAGGGTAAACACATAATGTCATCTGAAGCTGAAATATGTTCTAACGCTTTATCACTACTAGGTGATGATCCGATAACCGCATTAACTGACGACTCAACCAGAGCGAGGTTATGTAATCGGTTTTATAGTCCGACCAGAGATAGTGTACTTAGAGCATATACATGGAACTTTGCTATAACCAGACAGGCATTAGCACAATCAACCACAACACCTGACTTTGAGTTTTCTTTTCAATACCAATTACCACAAGACCCATTTTGTTTAAAGGCATTAAAGATTGATGATGATTATGAAAAGTGGAGAGTTGAAGGTAGATTCTTATTAACTAATGCCAGTACAGTTTCCCTACAATATATTGCGAGGATAACTGATGTTGGACAATACGATGCACTATTTACAGAATCGTTAGAATATCGGTTAGCTGAAAAGATGGCATGGCCTATAACGCAAAACAATAAATCTGTTGAAGTGTTCAATGCACTTTATACACAAAAATTAGCAGAGGCCAGAACGATGTCAGCACAGGAAGGTTATGGAGAAACATTTGATGCAGATGACTTGATTGTCGCCAGATCAGAAGTTCTGTAATGCCACGTTTTTCACCGATACAAACAAATTTTACCGCAGGTGAGTTATCACCAAGACTTGAAGGTCGGGTAGATTTTGCTAAATATTATAATGGTGCAAAGACAATAGAAAACTTTAATGTCCAACCGCATGGTGGAGTTAAACGTAGAGTTGGTTCACATTTTGTTGCTCAAGCTGAAAACTCAGCAGAGGCTTCAAGATTAATTCCGTTTGAATTTAATACAGAACAAGCCTACATCATTGAAATGGGGAATCTATACTTTAGATTCTACAAAGACAATGGTTCGATTGGTGAGGCAAATAAAACAATTACTGGTATTACCAGAGCCAATCCGGCTGTAGTAACAATTAGTACACATGGATATTCAGATGGAGATGAAGTCGATATAGCAGCAGTTGTAGGAATGACTTCCGTTAATTCAAAAAGGTTTACTGTTGCAAATAAGACGACAAATAATTTTCAACTGTCTGGTATAAACTCATCAGCTTTTACAGCATATTCTTCAGGCGGTACTAGTAGTAAAGTATTCGAGGTTGTCACTCCATATCTGGAGGCAGACTTAAATGAAATTCAGTTTGCTCAGAGTGCTGACACTATGTTCATCACTCATCCAAGTTATGCACCAAGAAAACTAACAAGAACAGCACATAACGCATGGACTTTGACAACCATTACTTTTATTGATGGCCCTTACCTCGATGCCAATACAACAGATACCACGTTATCGTGTAATGCTACAACTGGTACAGGTAAAACATTAACTGCAAGCACAGCTATTTTTAACGCTAATCATGTAGGAGCAATTTTTTCATTCTTAGCAGGTTATGTAACTTGTACAGCCTTTGTCGATACAACCCATCTGACTGTAACTGTAACGGAAGATGTATCTGGTACTGGAACAACTACCACATGGTCTGAAGGCGGTTGGTCAACACACAGAGGATTTCCTTCATGTGTTACGTTCTTTGAAGAAAGACTTATGTTTGCCGGTTCAACACACCAACCGCAGACATTATGGGGGAGTGTATCTGGAGACTTTGAAAACTTTAAAGCAGGTACAGATGCTAGTGATGCTTTCATATTTACAATAGCATCAAATAAGGTAAACGTAATAAGATGGTTAGCCCCTGCTACAAGACTATGTATTGGTACAGCAGGTGGTGAGTTCACAGTTACATCAACAAGTAATGCACCACTATCTCCGACAAACGTATCGATTAAAAGACAAACTACTTTCGGCTCATCAAATATTATGCCGATACAAGTACGAAATGTTGTCTTATTTCTACAACGAGCAGGGAGAAAGTTACGAGAGTTCTTCTTTCGTTTTGAACAGGATGCTTTTGTAGCACCAGACATAACAATTCTCTCAGAACACGTTACTGACCCAAGTATAATAGCACTAGATTACAAACAGGAAAGCGATTCCCAATTATGGGCAGTAAGAAGTGATGGTCAATTATTAGCCATGACTTACGAAAGAGATCAGGATGTAATCGCTTGGAGTCGTCATATTCTAGGCGGTAACTTTGGTGAGTGTACTATTACAGTCACAGACTTTGCTAATATCGCTGTTGGCACTACTTTAATATTAACTAAGGCTGACGGCACAACTGTTACTTTTACTTCTGAAGCAATTAGTGGTTCTGCTCCAAGTGATACTTTAGGATTCAGGCCAAATGAGAGCAACGACACAACAGCAGATAATATATTTACAGCAGTTAATGCCCATGCAGATTTTACAGTAGCTAACCCTGCTGCTAATGTTGTTACAATTTATGAGACACTAAAAAGTGGTAATGGAAAATTAACAATCGAAAGTTCCGATACCACAAGACTAACTACAACAGATGAAGGTATTGCAGTTGTAGAATCAGTAGCTAGTATTCCAATCTCTGACAGAGATCAAACATGGGTTATCGTTAAAAGAAGTATTAACGGAACGACAAAAAGATACATAGAATACCTAGACGAGAAACAATGGGCGACAGCTACTAATGTCCAATGGCCTGAACTAAATACTGATTCAGCCTTAACTCATAGTGGTGCTGCAATATCTGCAATCTCTAACCTAGAACACCTTGAAGGGCAGACAATTAAGATTATTGCTGATGGAGCATTACACCCTAATAAAAGAGTAGTTAGTGGTGCTATTACATTAGATAGAGCAGCCTCAGAGATTGAGGTAGGTCTTGCTTACACTTCAACTCTAGTAACATTAAGACCAGACTCTCAACAACAACAGGCTACACTACAAGGAAAGTCTAAGAGATGGAATGAAGTCATTGCCAGATTCCATCAAACTTTAGGTGGAAAGATAAATGATGACATAATTTATTATCGTACTTCCGCAGATAAAATGGGGAAAGCACCATCTCTATTTACAGGCGATAAGCGTGTATGTAATTTAGGCTATGATAAGGACGGACACATAACTGTCATTCAGAACGATCCACTTCCAATTCAAATACTATCAATAACAGGTACTCTCGGTGCTTACGATTAGACCTTTTAAAATAGATGACGTAAAAAACTTACGCGAGTATGACCAAAAATTATTAAAGATAGCAGGTTTTTCAGATGATAATGCTCCTAGTTATTCTGGTTTTGTAGATGATGAATATGCTTTCTCAGCAGGTATAGTAGAAAGTCTTGGTGTTGGAACTATATGGGCAATCACTACTCCATTAGTAGAAAAATATCCTATCTGGTTTACGAAGGCATCTATCAATATGCTAAATGCAGGTACAGATTTATATAAACTTCAGCGAGTACAAGCCACAATTCTCAAAGAAAATACAAAAGCAGTAAAATGGATAGAATTTTTAGGCTTTCAAAGAGAAGGTTTAATGAGAAAATATGTTGGTGGCGATCATTATTTATATTCGAGGATTTCGTAAATGTCAACAGCAGTTGTAAAAGCAGCAATAATGGCAGTAACAGCAGTCGTATCTGCGATTGGTTCTTTTCAACAAGCTAGTGCAACTGAAGATTTAGCAGCATTAGAAGCACAAAGAGAAGCAGCAGCAGCAGATGCAGAGTCAGCACAACGAGCAAGGGAGGCTGAAAGTCTACAAAAAAGACAGATAGCTGCTTTTTCAGCTAGTGGTGTTAGGAGTGGCGCAGGTACACCTTTATTAATCCAAGCAGATACCATCAAACAATCACAAGAAGATATATTTAACATTAAACAAAATTCTTTATTCAACCAAGCAACACTTAAAGGTAGGGGTGCGCTTGGTGCATCTCAATTAAGGTCAAAGGGTGCAAGCACATTACTTACAGCCGGTTCAAAAATAGCAGGTATGGATTTCCCTAATGGTAGTACAAGACCAAATCAAAATATTTCATCACAAGATTTTTCTGGCCCCGGTGGTTATAATGCAGGGCCTGCCGGTTATAGTGGTCGTTACCAGATGTGGGGGCCTTAGATGAAAATACCTTATGAATCTAATCAAAGACAGGTTATGCCTGAAGGCGGTAGCGCACAGAATATTGCACTGACTGCAAGTGGTGGTCAAAATACATTTTTAGATACTCTAACAAAAATTAGTGGAGATGCTTTTGAACAAAAATATGATTTAGAACAAAAGAAAAAAGCAATAGATTTAATTAGCGACCTTTCTACTTTTGATGCTGAAACACAAACTACTTTACAAAATATTCAAGAGCCTGGTGAATATGTTGCTTTGAGACAAAAGGCAAAATTAGACAAACTTAAAGTTGTTGGTCAAACTTATGATAAAAATTTCTTAGATAAATATTATGGTAATTTTGCAGATTGGGAAAATAAGTATGATGATACTACCAGAAAAGGTGCGCTTAAATTAAAAAATACAAAAATAGCACTTGATTTTGATACGACCGCAAGAAAAATGCTAGGAACTGATCTTGTAGATTTAGACGATGCAATACAAAGATTGGCTGTATTAGAAGCCAAAAAAAATGATGGGGTTAGTGATGGCGCGTTAGATGAGAAAAAAACCAGAGACTATTTAGATAAAGTAGAACAAAGCATGTTTTCTACACTTCTTAATAAAACTGTTAATGAATCCCAAGAAGAAGTTGTACAAGTTCCTTTTGCTAGTCGTGATCAATATATAGAAAATCGTGTAAAAACTTATAGTGAAATTTTTGATGAAGCAAAAAAACGTATTGGTGTTGGTAAACTTGGTGGCAAAAGTGTTTATAATCCTGAAAGAACACAAATTGTACAAAGGTTTGAAGATAGTTTAAGAAAACTTGCAATCGAGCAACAGATTAGTGATGTAGAAGATATAAAAGAATTTGATGTTATCAGAAAGTCTGATGTCTTAAAAGGCATGAGTGCTGATGAAGAACTTG